CACTTACGAAAATTATAAACAAAACAAATTTTAGAGACGGGGACATGTAGCCTAATACTCCTACAGGACTTACAAATGCCTGAGGTAGGTTATACACACCCCTAAATAGTTTATAAACAAGACTCCAATGGATTCAAACGGAAAAGTAAAGCAGAGCCAAACAACAGGTTGCTAAACAAAATACAGTGACTTATACCAATTTCAAATTATGGATAAGTTTGTTAGATGGATAATTAAACTAAGGAGCCTATAAGTGACAAAAACGAACATATTACGAAAACACAAATAAACTACAAGGCTTAACCTCTCCAACCCATTCTCTACACCAGTCATCATCATACTCTTCCCAGGTCATCATGTGTTGCCACAATCCTTTCTGGTCAAGAGCTAATCTAACTGTTTCGCGAAACTTATTAAAGAAGTCGGGTCCGTAGTGGTACGCGAATTTTAGCGCATCCTCTATATTCATGCGCAGCTGTTCTTCTGGATCTAACGTATTAGTCACCCAATTGCAAAGTTCGTGGATCGAATGAACATTTATCGGGGCGAGTAGCCTATCTGGATAGACAGGATGTTTCTTAAACCCGCGTTTCAAAAAGTTCAGGTCATCGACTGATTCATATCGAGATAATGTGTCCATTTTGCGAGCATCGGTACATTGTATACCCCACTCAGCATAAAGTTTAGCACAAGTGACTCTATTAAAAGTTCTTAAAATATCATCATCACTGGCATTGACTCCATCGTCTCCAAGAGAACAATCAGCTACCCGATCATTAAAGGTTTTCATATTAGCTAGTTCTGGGCGGCCATAGCGTTTCATAATAACTAGAAACGCACAACGAGTATAGATCGCGTGAACTATAGTGTTGAATATGGATGTTAAAGCACTACCGGATGGCATACCGCCATGTTTTTGATAGACAAAATTCCCTATAAATGAACGTGTATGTATCATTTCTTCTACAAGAACACGTCGAATTCTAGCATTTCGCTCTCCATCATTATACCAGCGATTTATTATCTCGCAAGTCATCCAAAGAGCTAAGGCTTTCTCCGAACCATCATAGTTCCTAAAGTCCTCATCCCATCCGTGCTTACCCTTAGATCTCAATTTACGATATAGTTTAGTCCAAGCCGGACCATCTACATTCATTCCCATAGCTGAAAATATATCAACATGATTAGCTATGAAAGCAGCGCAAAACATTAAAAAATATTGACGAACCAATATTTGATAATCAACTGGTGCTGCGCAAAAAGCTCGAGTTTTCCCTTGCTTGATACGCTCAGTTTTCCTTCGCTCATCCTTAAGACAGTTATGCCAAAGGGAGAAAACTAACTTCCCTTGAGCGGCTTTCTCAGTACGTCGCTTTAAATTATGATGTAAAGTTAAGCTCTTGATGTGGTATTCTGGTTCTTGCTCGGTTCCGCGATTTTCAAATAAAAAACGCTTCCCTACTTCATCAACCTTCCTCTCCTTAATATAAGGAAAACCAGGTGACGTTCCCATTTCCATTCGATCACAGTGTGGAATTTGAGGTATTCCATTTATTGCTTCGGTCACACTTAGTACACGAGGCTCACTGTCGAATTTCATTGCGAGCAGGTCTTGTTCAACCGCATCAGATGCTATTCGCAGTTCTTTCATTGGTAGGGGTAACTGTATATCCCCATACTTGCCGAATTCTCGGGCCAATATGTCTTTTCCTATAAGTTCAGGATCAAGTCTCCTGTCCTTAGGCTGTAATACTGCTGGTTCCGTTACAGGCGGAAATACTCCATGAATAAGTGATTTACGAATCTTAGTCTTAGATGGCTGGGCAACATTAATATTAAATTTACCTTCATAAGAGAAGTTCCCTTCCAATACTTGAGGATCAACTTCCTTTTCTAGTAAAAGAGACTCATACTCTCCAGACTCCCATTCATCAACAATTTGATCTTTATACAAAGCACACATACCCTGAATCATTTCATGGGTCACCAATATTGCTATTGCTGTCCCACACGTTTCATCAAGAGCTGCATGTATACCTATAATCTGATCCGGTGTATGTAACCCTTCTGCCATAAGCGGAGCACCACAAAAACCATCATCAGTAGATACCTGCATCTTCCAACCTTCCCGAATATACGTCTTCTGTTCGTCACTAGGACGACCAACTCTATCTTCTGGTATTGTATATGACCAATCTTTCAAATGATCAATCGCATGGGCTCTACCATGTATTAACACAGTTCGCATATCATTATCTAAACCAAAATAACGAGCATCTTTCTTATTAAAATGTTGCAATGTCTGCAACTTAACAAACTTAGATGTTATATCCTTACCTGATGGAAATTGAGGTCCCATTTCATACATACAAAGATCTGTTCGAGAGTCACCCTTTCCAAACCTAACAATTTTAGATGGATCCCATTCTTCAACATAACCAATACCATTAGCATTAACAAGTGACACCATATCGCCCAAAAGTATTTTTGCAGCAAAATGAAAATTCATAATGCACAAACGTCCCTTCACATTCAACGTATTCACTTGTCTATTCCCAGACTTATTGTGATGTGTGGCCATAAATAAATTCCTGGCCAACTTGCCTGTAGCAGACGTTAAATGTTTTAGCTTCTGATCTGCTACCTGCGGTTTACCCACAATTACTCTAGTAGCTTTCGGGGCTGATCGTCGAGGTTCTCCCGCATGATATTTCTGCTCTGTAATAGGGTCAACACTTTTAACTAGCTCCAATGTTTCCTGAAACATAGGAGGATTCTCCTTCCTGGTACAAAATTCATATATGCTATAAGCTCCAAACAAAGATCCCGCTATCGCCAACGCGATTAACGATTTCATAATATACGGATGTTGTTCATTAAAATTTTTAACTTCTTTTGAAAAAACTTTAACTGCTCGTTTCCAATAAGAAACGTATACAGGTTCCATAGATCCAAATTCAGGTTGTAAAAATCTTACTATGCATCGGGCTAACGAAACGGTAAACACATTCTGCCCAATACAATCCATATAAAATCCTATACAATTACATGTATCCAAAAACAATTCATAATCTTCTTCTCCTTGTTTTTTTGATGTCACATAATTGATATAAATATTACACCATAAGATCGCGTTTTTCTCAGCATCTTTCTTGCTCATATGCCCAGTTGTAACCATTTGTTGTAACCAATGAGAGGTAACCATTTCATAACCAAAAATAGTTTTTCCTTCATCACTATCGAGAAACTTACATAAACTCGATGCTCCAGTCTGTATCACATTTGACTGACTAAACATTTGCTCACCAGTCAAATCAAAACGAGCATGTGTTGGAACTCTTCTATCTCCATCTTCAGATTCTAAAGATGGTAATGAATCATCATCAGCAATAGTCATATCAGCTAGTGATTGATTATCCTTCACTTGTGGATGTACACTCTTATTTTTAATCAACATATGTGTAACATCTCGGATCTGATCCAAACCCACCAATGCTTGAGCCTGAGTAGAGAAACTCTTACCATATCGCATAAATGTAGAAAAATGTTCACAATTACACTTATCCAATGAATAATAAACACTTTCCCCAACCATATGGCGTGATAATTGCTCAAACTGTTCTTTATCTCTTACAATTAAATTCCATTCCTCTTTATCATCAAAATTATGAACTCGAACACTATTATCTAAAGCAAAATCACTTAAAGATGTTGCGACAATCTTCGCTTGACCTATCATCCCATTAGACTGCAGATGTAAAACCAAATTCTTTTGCCATACTATCCCATAATGGAGATAATCACCACGATCCACCTCCAAAATATCCATCTCTGAATATTTTAAATGAGAATAATGAGACCACCTCCCTTTAAAAGCGTTTTTAAGCTGCTGCACACGTTGCAAAAGAAATTCCCATTCTCGTCTAGTCCTAAGCCCATACCCAGCTATTGCTGCCAAAGCAATACCACCAAAAATTTCAGTAGCACCTTGAGCGCGCACCTTCTTTTCTGGTAACAACGATTTCCAACCCTGACTCATACTTTCCATAACATCTGATCTAATTTCAATATCTTGACTCCGCGCTAACTGGTCCAGCAATCGACAGGATTCCTTTATGTCTGTTGTCCATGATAAAGTACCATAATAATTCACATACGCTTTATTTACAGTTGGACCAGATAACTTGTCCACACACTCAGAACACGCAGCAAAACGTGAAGTTGGTAATAAATAAGAATAAGGATCCCGAGGAAGATGGTTTAGCTTCACTTTACATATAACATGCTGGGCCATCTCCATCAAAGATGGTATCTCAACATGCTTTGGATCATCACAAACCAATTCATCATAAATCTCGTCATAACATTCATTATAACATACTTGAGAACGAGTATAAATAGCAGTATTATTTGCTAAATTATATGCCATTCTCTTATCCATCTCATGAGGTATAACTCGATGTGCTGCTGTTCCCATACCAACATTCTTAAACAATGCACATGTAAATTGGACGGGCAAAAAACGATCGCTATTTAAATGAATTCTCTGCCAAATCTGTGGTTGTCCGTCTACACCAACATCAATAAACTCTTTAGGTTCTATAATCGAAATTTTCTCATAAAAACGTGAATCTAAAATATCCCATACATTTTCTCGCAAATATGCAAATATGGCAGGAATACACTTTTGAATTCTAATAGATAATTCTTTAAACCAAAAATGAGTGGCACATTCCGTCATTCCACGACGAATCAATTCATCCACATAAGCTGGAGGAATATTAAGCAAATCAGCAATGTCTGTAGCAATCCAAGATGATCTATAAAATGAATGATAACCCCATAACTCAATCTCAGGAGCATGATATGGTATTCGATGTCCAGCAAACATTCGTGTCTCCCAAATTGGTGTTTCAGCGTGGCATCGTAGTTTAATGCGATCTTGTTCCAACATTAAATTAATATTGGTATACCACATATAAAAAAGAGCCAATCTCTGATCACTAAAAATATTTTTTGGTGTATAACCTTCATACTTAACTTTTGCTACAAATCGTCCAATATCACCGATAGGCATTTGAACGTGATAAGGCCCCACAGGGATAGATTTTGGATAATTCATCCCTCGATGTGTTAACGCTTGACTCTTAATATGCTTAGTAAAATTAGTCATTTTAATTGAATTGAAATTAATATCCAAATTATGATCTATAATTTGCAAAGATGCATTAACACGTAAAACTTCTTCTTGTTGTTCTTGAAGTTCCTGACTAGCAACAAAAGCTTTGAAAGAAGATGGAGACAACAAAGATGGATTAAGAGGTTTTCGTTTATCTTCAATTGTTGTGTTCATTTCAACTAATGCTTCCTGTTTTGACATATACAACTGAAAAGCTACTCTAACATACATAACAAAATCTTCATATTTATCGAAGATTCTGAGGACCTGTCCAGGATTCATAGGGTCCAAGATCTTAATTTTTAAATGATCCATTGTACCTGCTCTATCAGCAACTTCATCAGGCGTTAAGGAAGTAACAAACGACGCCAAAATATTTCGACGTCGCCATAATGCTGGGATATTTGTAATCTCAACAGGACGAGGATACGCCATATTCGAAGATGCTATAACCATCTTAGATGAGAATTGCATTCCCTTCTCAGAACACTCAGCCATTTGAACTTGATATGGATTATTAGACTTCATAATCATAAACTCACCCCAATAATCAGATTTAATAACATTCTTCGATGCACCCATATCATCCAAACCTATTCCAAACTGTCCAGAATAATTCGAATAATAAGCTTCAGCGAGATTCCTCGCATAAAATCTATTATATCTGCTAACCCCGGAATCAGTTGCACATGCATTTATTAAATCCATCATACAATAAGACTTACTACAACCAGGTGGTCCGTCTAACCAAACACAAAAAGGATCAATACGAAAAGGTATGTTCATTTTAATTTTATGAACTTTAACACACAGTTGAATGCACCGGTCCATGTTTTTATGAAACATGGTCATTGCAACTTGATTTGGTTTTCTCAATTTAGTCAACTTTTGATAATACTCATCACCTTGATCTTTCAATTTAAACAATTCTTGTCGATGATTTTCATCCCATGAGTATCTTGACATTTGTTCTTCTAATCCCATTTCAAAAACTCTTTTTGCCCAAGCATGAATTCCTTCACACTCTCGCTCAAGAGTCATAGAGGACACTCCTCCAGGTAGAAAATAATCCATAAAATAGGATATTAAGTCTTGTAGAGTTGTAACTACAAACTTAAACATATTTTGTATGGCTTGTGTTCCTCGCCAAATTTTAGACATAACATCCATTTTCTTAGCAAAATGATTCATTGCATTAGAAAACACGTTCTTGTCGGGAATACACCCGACTGTAACAGTTCCAGCTATAGCTACTAACGAAGAGAAAAATGCAGTCAACCCATCCAGACCATCTCCGGATGCCTGGGACTTTATCGCTCTCTCCCCCTCTACCACTTGACTCGGGGCCGGAACATGTCCAAAACTCGTGAACACAAAGTCACGAAGAGCTCTTAACATCTTAAAATCTATAAAAAAATCAAGAAAAATTTGAATAACAGACAGAGCTCTATCAAACCACGATGTTGCGCGAAAAAAATGATAAATCTGTATCCCAATACGAACGCCCATAGCAGGCATTATCCACTTTGCTTGGTCCAGAACATCCGGATTCGTGGTTTGACTTGTAAGGTCATTCCACAACCCATTTGCACGTAGTGCCAAATCATTAACATTATCAGATGCTATTCCTAAAGATTTAGATGCATCTGTTATTACATTCATAATATTACGCTGTTCTAGTTGCGTCAAAAAATCATTTGCTTTAGCAAATGTTGTGTTAGTTGCTTCACTAACTTGAGACATCATTAAAGTTGCTTTGTTAGAAGCTTCTTCAACCATTTCAACAGCATTTGTAGCACGTTGAACCAAATTTTGATCTGATATTTGTTGTAATATATCAGCTGATTTACTCAATGTAGATGACAATGAAAACATTTGAGGACGACACAAAACATTAAAAGTACATAAATTATTTGCAGAATTTGAATTGTATATTTTAACTTGATTCATATTTTATAAATAGAGATTACGCTTCTCAAAACGTATACATCAAATAATTAGAAATAATCGGTCATAACCAAAATCCATTAACCTAACACCATAGACATTCTCGACTATAATATATCAAACACAATGGAGGCACAATTAGCGTAAAAGAATTAGAGAACTATCAATAATTATAGAGAAACAAACGACTCAAAGATCTAGATTCTCAATTAAAGCGGAGTTCTCCTCCTCAATACTAAAGCCATAAAATATTCAATATATTAGTGAGGTAGGTTGCTACACCTAATCTGCAAAGTTAGGTTCACACACACTACAGAATCAATTAACATTCTGGAAAGTACCACCGGGGAAAAACATTAGTGGTACCCCCACAAAACCATGAAACATAAATGAGTCCCCTAAAGACTGTAAAACATAAAATGAAACAGGTTGTGGTGTATTAGCTTCTAATAACATTGAATATGTTAACCAACCCGCAAATTGTAAATCACCAGCATCAAAACCAGGCATTATCTCAGCATCAAAATTAGCTTTTAGCCATGTTGAACTCATAAAAGGAGCTTCTCCCTCAATAGCTGGCTGACTAGCACCATTAGCTAAAATCGTAGGAATATTAAAACGATCAAATGGAGCCAAAACTGAGGGATTTGTTTCATTAGGTGTCACATCACCCGATCCCGTAAAAATATAATCTAAATTAACAGGATCATAACGAAGATAATGTAAAACTGACTGAGTACGATTCAAAGTAGTAACAATATTATATCTTAACGGTCCAGACCAAAAAGCATAAATAGATGAAAACCATGCTAAATTTGTTTGAGGCGCTCTAATACGAGTGGAAACACCAGTATCCAGCTCATCCCAAAACCAACCCAAACTAGGAATATTAATCCACGCTAACTGGGCAAAACCACTAATCAACCATCGCCTCAAACTTAAACAACCATATCTTCGACACAAAACAAGAACGCTTGTTTCAATATCATCACCATGAAAAATATTCTTAGCAGCAATGACCTCTGATAAACCAACTTTAGAAGCAGTAGCTTCCGTTAAATAATTATCACGAGTTTGAGCACGCACAAATTTTTCAGGAGCATTACTCTCATATGGAAACCCTCGATTCGGCATCGCCACAGCAATATCCGACGCTCCAGCCACCTCAATAACAACTGAAACCGAACTAGAAACTTGTGATGTTGTAACAAGTTCTGTAGTAACCATCAACGTCATCTGACCCCATCCATTAATCAATGTAATAGTAGGCTTACCAGTAGGATACTGAGCTACACTAGTAATTTGATTAGGTGTCAAAAACCAAACTTCAGAATTATAATATGGTATTGTCCATTCAAAAACATTATTCGTTTCATTAAAATCCATTACAAAATTTTTAAGAGAAGTAGCTTCCTTAATAGTAGATAAAACAACATCAGTATGCGGATAAAAAGAAGCATCAATACGACCTGAATGAATAGAAGAAGCCACAATGGTAAATCTAAATTTCAATCCACCCTTAGCAACCTTATAACGAGATGTAACAAAAGTTAAAGGTACAGGTGACCATACATCAGGATCAGTTTGAGATCCTAAAGTGCCCTGTTTGTAATAGCCATACATATAATTCAAAGGAATAGTAGCAATAACAGTTCCTTTAGGGTTAGATTGAGCCCAATTAACAATAGCAACAATACCATACTGCTGGGCAATATACAATAAGTCCAATTCACGCATATCTCCTTGCAATTCTTTAGGTACTTCATGAGTATCTGATGGAGTTAATCCCATTTTACGGGCAAATGAAATACCTGAGCCATGGGCTATATCTGATGTTGTTCTTAAAGCAACTTGAGATGTTTCTTGGTATATAGGTTTATCTAAATTTTGAACTAAAGTAGAAATACTATTGACCGTCTTAATACCACTAGTAATAGCACCTAAAACATTGCCGGACTCAATAGCCATCGCAGTCTCCAGTCCACCAGAAATAGCTCCCTCTAAAGCAGACTGGGGACGAACAGAACGCTCAATTTCATAAAACGTTGGCAAACCAGTATATAAATCTCGTACACCGACTGAAGGATTTTCAAATCGACAAAATACGGCAATATTCACATTATCTTCATTAGTAGCACTGGTGGAAAGCGGAACTATAACTCGATGATGCACCATAAATAAAGTATGAAAACTAGCAGCAAAATCATTAGCCTTTAAAGGTATATAAGGGTGAACCTGCTGCCATGGGACACGAAACTCAATAGAATTTGATTTATTTGCAAAAAAATTTCCCCCATTAAGAGCAACAGTATTATTATTATGTACTGAAAAAGATAAATCAGGGGCGGCTTTTCGAACACGCATAGGTGTTGCAAAAGTACGCAGCCATCCCTGGTGAAATTTAGTAGAATTTAACTTAATTTTAAAAATCATAGCATCCCATTTAATATAAGCATAATTACCTAATAAACGAGTAACGAAAGTATCAGTCATCTGACCAAAATAATATTGCGGTAATAAATGAGTCGGAACTATATTAGTTCCACTAGCTTGAGCAGTGGTCCAGGCATGAGTATCCAATTGAATCTCTGTCTCTAAATTAGCATTAATAGAGGTAGCAACAGCTCTAGCATTCAAACTTTCAGCAACAGTAGACGCATCTGGCATAGCTAAACGATTAGCTAAACTCATATTAGAAAGAGGTTGAGTAATATAAGATAACTCTTTTTCAACAACATGACCCTCTTTAAATGTTATATCATGTTGTCCCTCAATAATTTCAGTAACTTCATCATCCATATTTATACACTGAAGATGTAAGATAAAAATAAATAATAATTAAACAAATAAAATTTGTTTTGTTTAGTTTAAAATAAGTTTAAATACCCTCTAGTATTATCGGCATAATCATCATATATCGTGGTTAAATCTGGTTTGTAACTAGACAATAGACAAAATATAACACTTAACTCAAATGTTGGATTTGTTCTCGGAATGGTTACCGAGCAGAAAAGAAAACCAATTTAATAATACTTAAAACCAAAATTACAGCTAAAAGTTATAAAGTTGGTGAATCAAATAAGCTTAAATTTCCGTTAAATAAGACCCCAAC